GAGGTTGCCGGGCGGCGCCTGCTCCACCACGGGCGCATTGGCGTCTGCCGACGCTGTAGGAGCGTAGGAGGGCGTTTGATCGCCACCCCCGGTCCCCAGCAGGGTGGCTAACTGGGACGCCTGTACGGCGTTTGCAGGGCCAGTGGCGGCAGGCGCTGCATCTGCGGTCTGCATGGGGGGAGGAGCGGTGTCTACCGCATCAGGAACATTGGCGAACTGAACCGGCGCGGCACCAGTATCGAAAACGTCGGATCTCACTGACGGATCTGTTCCCCTTGGAGCGGCAGCCGGTGGCAGTGTCGCAGGAAGTGGCGCCCTCGCGGCACTACGCGCTTCTAGCCCCGCCATCTGGCGCTCCAGACGGTTGGCCATGCCAATGTCGCCAAGGCTGTCGCCAATGGCGGTCAGACCTTCCCCAGCATTCTTCGGGTAGCCTTTCCTTCCGCCCTGACCCATCATCTGCATGGCAATACGCTGGCGCAGCGCCATGCCCTCCGGACTGACCGGATCATTGGCATTGAAGCCAAAAGTAAGATTGTCAAACATTCCCGCCATCACACACCCGCTTTCTGGGTCAGCTGCGCCTCGGCTGCCATCTTCTCGCGCGCTTCATCTTCTGCCTGCTGCTGCAACAGCATCTGCTGCTGCGCCTGCGCTTGTTGCTGCGCTGGCGTTTGCGCCATGGCCTGCAACTGCGCTGCCTGCTGCTGTGCGGCCTGACGCTGCCGCTGCGCCATTACCTGCATGGCGATGCGACGGCGCATCTCTGCCTGCATCATAGCGACCTGCTGCGGCGATGGTGGTGGCGGAAGTGCTGGCATTTACGAAGCCCTCAATATGCTGCCCATGACCTGACGCGGCTTGATGAACTTGCGCCCCTCGTGTTCCTCGACCGCACCCGGCTCTATCGCCTCGACGTCCTGCGCCATCGGGCCGATATGGCGAGTGCTTACTGGATCATCCTTGTACGAATACTGGTAGATCGGCAGCTTCTTGCGCTTGCTGTCGTGCGAGGCGGCGAACACCGTACCGATCCGATCGATGTTTTCCTTCTCGCGCTCGTCCGATAGTTTCAGCGCACCTGCACCTAGTCCAAGCGTGCCGCCGATCAACTGGTTGGCCTGTGCCGTCTGTTGCTGATAGATACCCAGCTGCTGGTTGAAGTTCTGGTTTTGTAATCCTGCAATGTCGGTGGTCGGGATCTGCGACTGCGGTGAATTGAGCCAGCTCGGGTTCTGGATCTGTGAACCCGACATCAGTGATGTGATTTCGTTGATCGGCTGGTTGCGCTGCTGGTAGGCTTCCTGCATGTATTGATTACGCGCCGCCTGCGAGGCGTTGAACGCCGCCTGCTGTTGCGCCAATTGCTGTGCGATGCCCGAATTGTAGAACGTCCCGGCTGCCGCATTTTGCTGGAACTGCTGGTTTTGCGCCTGATTGTAGTAGCTGCCAGCGCCCAGCGCCTGATTGTACATTTGCTGCTGCGCTTCGTTGGCAAACGTGCCTCTGCCATATTGTTGTGTGTAGTCCTGCTGCTGCGCGGCGTTCTGGAATTGCGCCCGCGCCTCGGCCTCCTGCTGCATGCGCTGCTGTTCCTGACCGGCCTGCGAAATCGCCGCGAACTGTGCGTCGTTGACCTGCTGGTTGAACGGCATCATGGCGTTGTTGTAGGCGGCAGATCCGTATCGAATGCCTTGGTCCGCCAGCTGCTGCTGCAATTGATTGCGCTGCACGTCGAGCTGCGGATTGATGCGGCCCATCAAGGCTTCCTGCACCTTGCTGCGATCGGCGCTGAAATCGTTGGCGCCATAGTCTCCGACAATCTGCCCTGCGGTCTGACCGAAATCCTGCTGCTGTTGTCCGAAGTCGCCAAGCCCGCTCTGGATGGCTGGGGCCTGTGCGTAACTGGTTGCCGCAGCCGGAATGCCAGAAATATTCTGCGCGCTACCGGCTGACGGGGCATTGGCTGTCGGGTTAAACGGAGATCCCAACAGCCCGGCGACACGCGCGGACTGGTCCGACGCCATCTGCGCCATGTTGGTCTTGGACTGGTCTTGCAGGTTCTTGATGTTCTGGTTGACCGGGTTCAGCGATTGCGTCGAGGTAAAGGTCGGGATGTTGTAGGTCTGTCCCGTGGTCGGATCGGTCCAGCCATAGGAACCGGTGGCCTGATAATTCAACGACCCTTCCGGCGTGTTCTGATTGGTATTGTTCAGGTAAGCGTTCGCTACCGCCGTATTGACGTTGGTCGAGGTCTGCGCCGCCGCCGTCGTGAGCGGATTGGGCGGAGTAGGGGGGTCCGGTTTTAAAAAGCCCATGGCTCAATATCCTCGCGGTCCCTGCGGCGGCAGTATGCCCTGCGGCTGCGGTGTGGCGCCCGCTGCCTGCATCGGCGTGGGCGGCATGCCAGTAGGTGCGCCCGCAGCGCCCATGGGTGTCGGCGGCGCCCCCATCATGGGCGGCTGCGGCGGCTGTGGCGGCATGCCCGGCGACAGCGGCACGTTGGGCGGCCCCATCTGCGGCGTCGGCGCCCCCAGCGGCGGAGCGCCCGGAGGCGGCCCCTGCGGCAGGCCCATGGTGGGCTGTGGCGGCGGGAAGTTGGGCGCCGGCGGAGGTCGCTGGATGTTCATCAGCGCCTGCGTGATGTTGTTGCGCTGGGTGTCGTAGGTGTCGGACATTAGGCGGCCTCCTCGTAGGCGGAAAGTTGCTGGCGCAGCCGCTGGTGTATCTTTCCGCTATCCCACGCCTCGCGCGTCAGCGTGCAGATGATGGCGTCGTGGTCGCGCCCCAGCAGTCTTGGAATGCGCGTAAAGGCGTAGTTCAGCGCGGCGAGCTGGCGCAGCAGGCGTTGGTCCTGATCCGATACCCGCATCAGCACCATCTGGCAGCCTATACCCAAGAACGGGTAGCGGTACATGTGGCGGATGGTTTCCCGCGTCAGCCACTGCTTACCGGGGAGTGCCGCGCCGCTCATCTCGATGACGCCGGCATCGACGTCCCAGTTGTGATAAACCATGCCGGCGATCAGCTTGCCGTCCGGCTCGAGCACGCCAAAGGCCGCGATGTTGGGGCCGAAGCCTCGATCGCGGATGGCAGGGATCAGCGAGGCCACGAAATTGGCAACGATCTGATCCTGTCCGTAGACGTAGTCGAGCAAGTTAACCTCCACTGCGATCGGCGGCGTCCAGCGCCATGTTCTTGATCGCGGTTACCTCATTTGGTGTAAGTGTCTTGCTGAACGGACTGGTGTCGGCCTTGTAGGGATCTGACAAACCAAAAGGACTGATGTCGCCTAGCACTTTCGAGCAGCGATGGTGACCTTGATAATAGACGCAGATGCCGCAATGATTGATCGGATTACCGCGACGGTAGTTGGCTTCTAGCTGAGTTTGTTTTGTCGCCATCACCAGCCTCCATCCGCGCCGCCAATGCCGTCGCCGGACGGACCAACGCCGGCCGCCGCTCCGGAACTGGCACCACCATCCCCTTCACCGGGGCCAGATGGACCCTCACCGCCAAATCCAGATACACCCTCGCCCTCGCCCACCGTGCCTCCAATACTGCCGACAGATACGCCGCCGACATCACCCTCAGCACCTGTTGCTGTGGTTGTTCCAGTATCTGCTCCAACATCGCCAATGCCAAAGCCCGTTTCACCAGTGATGCCACTCGGGTCGCCCATGGTGACACCAGCTTCGCCGGGAGGGCCAACCTCACCCGGAGTGCCTTCCACGCCTGTAACGCCAAATCCCGGTGACAAACCGGAGATGGCGGAAAGGCCGACAGTTCCAACATCACCCAGAGAGAACCCGGTCTGGCCCGGCGTGGCTTGACCCAAGGCCTGACCCAGAGAGGCCATCGCTGCGTTGGTCTGTGCCTGCGTTGGAGACGGTGCTGTAGGTCCAGTTTGCGGTCCGACAGCTGCCTGCGTGCTGGTAGGACCAACCGTAGGTCCGGTGGTTACACCTTGCGTGGTCGTAACGCCTGTCGTCGGCGCGGCCACTGACGGTGCGGGCGGTCCAATCATGCCCGGTACGCCCAAGCCAATGGCTGGACTATCAACGGCATCGGCAATGGCCTGATTGGCAGCTAACGCCGCCTGTGCCTGTGCGGCAAGACTTGCTGCGGTTGGTCCTTCTTGAGTGGCAGCCGGTGGCGCAGGCGGGGCAGGCGCATCAGGCGGCGACACGTTTAGTCCAAGCGGGCCTTCAGGCGGTGCAAATGACATGTTCTGGTTTTGCGCGTTGGTTACGTTACTGATGGTCGGTGCCATAGCTAGATTGGCGTTCTCCGCAGTCGTGGTCGTATTTGGCCCCGGCACACCTGTTGGTCCCATGAACCCTTCCGCTATGGCGGCCTGATTGGCTGCCGCAAGTGCAGCCGCATCTTCTTGTGCCGTAGGCTCCCCCTTTTGCGGTGTTGCAGGTGCATCGGGTGTCACAGGCGTCGCAGTAACAGCATCCACATTTTGTTCTGCATTCGGATCGTTGACCGGTTGCGAATTAACATCGACTTCATTTTCCACATTCCAGCCGATTGGAGGATTGGGGACATTCATATTTTCAACCGGCTGCGCCTCAGGCGGCTGCGGCTGGTTTTCTGGCGGCTGTGGTTGTGCCTCAGGAGGAGGCGATGTCGGCTGTGCAGTCGGAGCCGTGTCCGGTGTCGTCGGATTATCGGGGTCGCCAATGCCCAGCGACGTGTAACCGCCGCCCGGTGCATTGGGATCGATAGGCTGGTTGTACCTTTGACTTATGATGGCTTTGGCAATGGCATCGCGCGTGCCTGCCGTCGTGCCAGTCGGCTGGGTAAACGTCGGAGCCGTCGGTGCAGGCGTATTGACAGGCATCGGACTGTTGTATGGCGCAAACATCTCGCCGGGCGCGTTGGGTGGCTGGTAATAGGGGCGAGCCTGCGTAGACAGCAAATCAGGCACGTCAAAATATCGCTGACCCTTATCCCGTCTTTGCGTAAAGGCCATCTCAAACCCCTCAGACGTTGATACCCGCGCGCTCAAACGTGGCGGCAATCGAAATCAGATCGACATTCGGCTTGGCCTGCTGTGCCACCGTCACCTGCACCACCGGCGCATGCGAAAATCCGGTCATGCCGATCGACACCCACATGGTATTGCGCACGATCGGGCGGCCCGGCGCCGCCTGATCCCACTGCGCGTACTGCGCGCGTTGCGGCGCCGTCGGCACCGGAGGAGGAGGACCGCCCATGTCCGGCCCCCAGTGACCCTGATCCCAGACATCAGCCACGCCGGGATCGATCCCCGGAGGCGGCGGCGTCGGCAGCACAATGACGTAGTCGGTGGTGGCGCCCAGTTGCGGGATGAACGGCTGACCGTTGGAGGCGGAGAACGACGCCCGCGCCTGTCGCCATGTGATGGTCTGCGAGGGCGAAGCAAACATCTCCCAGCCACCCACCAGCACCGCCGTGTAGGCGAGGCCGTTGTCGTATCCGGTACGGTCGGCCTGCATGATCTTGCCGGTTTGCGTGCCGAAGAACATGTCGCCGCGCGACTTGACGAAGCAGGTGGCGTCCCAGCCGACAAACCGCGCCCACGCTCCCGTCGCGGCATTGACGACGGCGCAATACTGATTGCCGGGATTACCTCCCGGCCACGTCACGAAGATGCCGCCATACTCGGTCCAGTTCAGCATGGTCCACGACCACGAACGCTTGGCGTTGACTTCGTCGCGCCACATCGGACGGATCGGGCGCGTGATGGCCGCCAGCTCCAGTTCTTCCGGCGTCTTGGTAATGGCGGCGCTGATCGGAATGATGCCGTCCACCGTGATGACCAAGAGATCTCCGCCCATCTGCATGCTGCAATTCATGCCCATCGGTGCGGAAATCTGGTAGCGGCCTTCCTGCCGCCAGTTCGCGACATTGGACGGATCGCTGCCGGTGAAGATCAGGACTTCGCCAAGGTCGGTGACGAAGCAGCACTTGTCGTCAATACCGTCGCCCGCGTCCAAACTCCACGTCGCGCCAAACAGCAGCTTGCCGCCGTGGCTTGCCGCACCCGCTAGCGGGATCAGGTTTATCTTTCCCTGAAATGCATTGGTCGGCAGGTACCATGCGTTCATGGTGCCGCCCTCAATGAAGAAGTAGCGGTTGCGATATTTCCAGACGTAAGTGAGATTGTGCCCCGTCGCGCAGGACGGCGGTGGCGTGTAGCCGGGGGCGGGGTCGACAATGATCTGGCTGCCGTTGAACGTCGTCCACGTCGTGCCGTCGAAGTGCAGCACATAATCGCCAGCGTCGTTACAGACCAGCATGTGGTCGCCGCTCAGATTGGCCAGCTGCGAGGCGACGTAATTGCCGGATGTCTGACCGCTCTTGACCAGCACGGGCGCGGTGGCCGTGATGTCGTACAGTTTAGTGGCGTTACCGGCAAACATCTTGACGTTATTTCCGGATTGAAACGCGAAGGCGGAAATAACCGGTGTCGTTTCCGGCAGCGTGGCCCACAGCACGCAGCCGCCGCGCAGCGACACACCCTTGAGCGTCGGCTTCCAGTTGTCGCAGACCAGCGCCGCGCCGGGCTGCATGAAGCTCTCGTTCTCATTGAGAATGAGGCCGCGCGTCGGCGCGGGAATAGTGGTTGTCTCAAGCTGCTGCACCGGCTGCCCCTGAGCCATGCTGCGCTTGAAGAATTGGTGCATGCTCATATCGGTATGACCGGCTCGACGGGCGTTGCAAACGGATAGGAAACACGGTTGGCGGCAGAGATCGGCTGGCGGCCGATGATGATTGGAGCCGGCGCATCGTGCGCCATGACAAGGGCCAGCGCATCGCCGTAGGAACCAAGATCCTCGGCGTAGGGCGAGCCTTTTTGCGCCTTCCACTGCCACGTCATGCCCAGCTTCATCAGGCGCTCGTCGATGATAAAGCTGTCTCCGTCATTCATAAAGCGATCACCAAAGCCGCCGCTGGTTAGCGCCACGCAGTTCTTGGCCATGTAGGCGAACCGGACCTGATCCGTCGGGATCAGGGTCGGCGCGACGGCGATGGTGTCGCCAATGCGTATCCATTCGCCACGCGGATCGATGTAATTGCGCGGCGCACGCCGGCTCATCCATTCGTCAAGATCCGGAATAAACCGCAGCGGCGTCAGCGGCGACGAATTGCGCCAGATATTGCTGGTCAGCAGCAGCCGCTTGCAGTCGGCGGGGAGGGGCACGGAGCTGGTGCCATCGCCGTTATCCGTACCCGCCAGTGAAACAGTCTTGCGCAGCTTGACCCAGTCGCGGGTGTCGTAGGAAATGCGCTGTACCGTTTCGTTGGCCAGCGCCAGCATTTCCTGCATGGTGCGATTGCCGACGATGTTGGAAAACACGCTGGTCGGCATCATCACGCCCACCGTCGCGCATACGTCCTGCACCACCGTCAACAGGGTCATGTCACGCCACCTTGTCCGGGCGACATTCCGTCGCCATTCGCACCAGCGTCTTGCGGCTGTTCTTGCCCTGCGGCGGGAAGCCGGTATGCGTGGTGACGTACTCCTTGAGCTGGTCGTCGGTCATTCCGGCAAACTCGCCTTCATCGATCTCGCGAGATTTCTTCGCCTGCATGTCCTCCTCGAGCACGGCATTGCGGGCGCGCAACGCTTCCAGCTCGGCCTGCATCTGCTTGGTGGGAGCGGAAGCCTTACCCTCCTCGATGTAGGACATCGCCGCGTTCTTCATGTCCCGGCCGCCGGGGCCAAGGTTCTTCAGCTCGGCGCCCTCGACGTCAGCCAGCGCCTCGACGGTATAGATGTTCTGCGCCTTCAGTTCCGCTCGCCGGCCGTCGGTCAAAAACCGCGCATGCTCAAGCGGCGTTCCGCTCTTGGTCTGGGCGGCGGATGCCTTGAATTGGCGGTACTGATGCGAGAAGCGTTCCGCGTAGCTCTGCTTGACCTGCTCTCCGCTGTCGGGGTCGAGCACCCAGCGTGCGAACTCGTTGGCGGGAAATACCTTGACGTCACGCGATCCCGGCGCGCGGATTTCGCACACCTCCATGTCGTCGAAGATCGGGCGACCCTCGGCAAGCGTCTTGGCGGCGTTCTTGACGGCGAAGTATTTGAACAGGACGACAAGTACGTCGTCTGGATCTCGATAGGCGGGCATGGATATTTCCTTCCTTCTGGTTGAGGTCCGAAGCCGCATTCGCGGAAGGAAGGCATTTTACCTACACGTCTGCGGCTCCGGGTTACTCGACAAACCTGATAGTGGGATCAGGCCGCCGGGTTGCTGTCGTACATGCGCCAGTTGAATAGCGGATTGGTTTGCGTGAGTTCTCCCATCCACCCAATGAACTGAGCTACCGCATCCTTGTCTATGGGCATCTGTCCGCCTTCATCGAACAGCTTGTCAAAATTTCTGTTGGGATGATAACGAAGCCGGAGTGTATCCGTATTGAGCCCAAAGGTAGTGTTCGCTGGCATGTTTGATCCGATGCCGCCATCCAACACAATCTCGGCCCGCTTTCCACCGCCGATGTATTCGAGGGCACTAAAGCCCAATTTCCCAAGTGAGGTTTCATTCTGCTGCCTCTGGATGGCAATCGTCGCTGCGTCATACGCCGCGTAGTGCTCTGGCGACATGATCAGGAGATCAGCGTAGTCGCGACCGCGCGATTGCTTGGTCATCACATAGTTGAGCATCGGTCGGATAGTGGTCGAACTGACCTGCGTGGCACCCGACAGAAAACTGTTGGCGTCATAGAGCGCCGTGCGCCAGATCGTGGCGTTGGCACGATCGATACCGCCGTACACGCCGGTGGTGTTCGCAATCGGCACTGCGGTGGCCAGCCCCGTGATCTGCTTGTTGCCGTTGGCGGTGCCGTCCGAATAGATACCCTGATCCATGGCATCTTCCAGCGCCTTCTCAGCGGCTTCCAGATATGACTGGAAAACATCGAGCAGCTGTGCATCGCCTTCGTTGTTGAGGATTTCCTGCATCGACAGGATGATAGGAACGACGACCATCTTCGGATCGAAGAACGCATCGTTGAACAGATCGATCGCAGGGTTGAGCAACTGATCGTATCCGGAATACCACTGCGCAGAATTTTTTCCTATCTGCAATGTCTGGCGAATTTTGGGACCGGAGTAAGTCTGCCAGAGGCCTTTTCTCTTCATCACCGCCAGCAGCGCATTGTTGTTGCTGACGAGATCCTGATAGCCGGTCGAGCGGTCCTCGACGGCCATGCTTAAAATCTGCTGATAGGCAGCATTGGTTGTTACGTTGGGCATAGGCGCCTCTCCACTGTGGGTTCAGATCAGTGCGATCCGTTCAAACGCGACATGGCGTTCCTGACGGCATCGCGTGCGGTTGGGCTGGCTTCCTTGGTTCGCCTCGACGCTCCGTTTGAGGGAGCCACGTCGGGATAACCGTGGATGGACCTGTCCGTGGGTCGGGTCTGAGCCGGTGTGGAGCGGGTCTGAGCCGCGTGTGTGGCAGGCTGGAGCCGGTCTGCCCTTCGATACGCTGTTTCGAGATCGAACCCCAACTTGAGTTCTTGCTCGATCAGCGTCCCCAATTCGTCAAATCGCGGATGGCTGTTGGCGAATTGATCGACAGCCGATCGCGTGTAGCTGAACTGCTGCTGAGTATGCATCTGTTGCAGGGTCTGTTTCAAGCCGGTAATTTCCTGATGCAGCGCCCCGATCTGATGCTGGGCGGCGTTCTGCTGGTTGCCCTGCTTCATCATCGCGAGCTGTTCCGGCGACTGGCTCAGGACGTAGTAGGCGATGTCGCGCAGATCCGCCTTGCCGGTGCCGTCCGGTTTCTGGATGTTCAGGTTGCTGACGATGACGTCCAGCCCGCCGATCGGATCGGCGCGCAGCTTCTGCTCCATGGTGACGTAGTTATTGAGCGCCCGCTCCAGCGTGGTGCCGTGCTTGGTCGCCATCTCGTGGTATTGCTTGATCGGCTTGAAGGCGTCGATGTCGTTCTTGTAGTAGGTGTAGGCCTTGGTGAACTCGGACTGCCAGCGGTGGACGTCGCCGCGCACGCTTTCCGGGGTGTCGGCCCAGTCGCGCCGCGCCCGCTCGGAAATCCGCACCGGCGGCTCGGCGTAGGGCGCGTGCGGCGGTAACTGCTTGTATTTGCTTGGGGCATTCTGGGCATCTTGGGCGTGCCCAACTTGCCCGGTTTGCCCGTCCTGCCGCTGCCGGGGGGCAAATTGTCCCCTTTCGTTGCGGTCGCCCTTTGCCTGCGGCTGGTCGTCGGGCCGCTTCTTGAGATCCAGCTTGGGTGTCTCCTCGGGCGGCTGGTTATGACCCAGTCTGGCCTCCGCCGGCTTGGGCGCGCCCCGCTGGGCAGGCTTAACGTCCCGCGCCTTGGCGGGGTCGTTGGCGCGGTCGAACGCCTTCTGGATGGCCTCCCGCGCGCTCTCGGAGCGGCTTTGCGGGCGGTGCTCACTGCCCTTGAGATCGCCTACCGGCGCCGTGCCGGCCTGCGGCCCTACCGGGTTAGGCTGGTTGGTGGGGTTCTGGTTGATTTGCACCTCGTTGGAGGCGGACGGTGGCGCACCGCTCGGCGGCGCAACGGTGACGTCTGACATGGAACTCTCCCTTCAGTACGGACAGACTGTCCGTACTTTTACAACTTGCACTATTTTGCGCAGTTTTGCGCACAACTTGCACTATTTGCGTTTTGCCGGTTTGGCGGCCTTGTCGGCGCGCTCAAACTCGCGCGCCACCTTCTGTGGAACTCCAACTTTTTTTGCAAACTTTGGATTATGCGCTGCGGCACGCATCAAGTTGCGCTGAGCCTTACTCTTGCTAGGCATCTCATCCTCCCCTGACTTTGGCCACGGCTTTCCGGACCGCATTGATCCGCGCCTGCTTGGCTTCCTTGGTGCTCGATGCCCGCACCACTTTATGCGTCAGCTTCTCGGTTCCCACTTCCGTCAGCCCCAGCTGGCGGCCTACCCGGCGGAATGCGCTTTTGGACGTGTAGAACCTGCCATCGACCTGCTCGGTCGGCGGCATGATGTCGCTGATCACACCCGGCATCGGCAAATCGGAGCGTAAATCGAAGCACTCTTTTAATCGTGACGCCCTTTTCACGCGCCAGCGCCCCGGTTCAACTTCTTCCAGCTCGACGCTCATTTCGGGTGCTTGTCTCCGTTGGTTGCCACAACGAGGTAAACCACCGGTTGGCCGTAGGTCGTCACCTTGGTGACCGGCGACCCCTTGCCGGCCGCCGCCTCGGTCACTGCCCTGCCAAAACCCGGCATAGTTGCCGTCACGTCCACCACGGGACGGCCGCCGCTGGCTACGGTCACCACTGGTTCCGCCATGGCTATCTCCGTTTGCGTTTAGTCGTGGTGGCGCCCACGGCCGTGAACTCGAAATCAACCGGGTCGGAGGCTTCCGGCCCGTTCTTGACCTGCACCTCGACCACTACCGGCTCCGCCCACAGCGACGGCTTGACGCCGGTCGAGAGCGTCTTGGCGTCAGGGTCGAACGTCGTTGGCTCGTCGTGTCCGGCGAAGTGGATCACACTGTCACCGAAGAAGTTTTCCCCGGCGACCACCAGCGTGAAATCAGGATCCCCGATCGCGCAGGCGTCCGGTTCGATCGACGTGATCGACGGCTTGGGCACCACCGTGCCCTGCGGCAGCGGCAGCGACACCGTCTGCGGCTCGTTGATGCTGCCAGTGAACGGAAACGCGGGCGGAGCAGGCTCCGCCGCCTTGGGTGCAACTTGCTGCGCGACTTCGTGCTCGTCGTTGTGTTTTTTCGTTGTCATGTGAAGGTCCAGTTCTGCGTTGCGGTGGTGACGACACCACCGGTGATGACGTAGACCGGCCAAGTGCCCGCCGTAGCTCTCTTGGGCGTCGTCGCCGTGATGCTGGTCGCGGACACCCATGTCGTCGGATACGAAATACCGTTGACCCAGAGCACGCTCTGCCGGGTGAAACCGGTGCCGGTCGCCGTGCAGGTGCCGTTGCCGCCGCCAGAGGCGATCGAGGCGATCGAAGTCAACGTCGGGTTGGTGGCTGGCGACAAGCTCGAGGCGTGCAGGCTGTTGGGCGACACTGGCGCGCCGGCGTCGGTGGTGGCCTTCACCAGCACCGGCCCGGCACTCACCATCTTGTTGGTGTCGAGCGCATTGCCGCTCGGGTAGGTGTAGTTGACGTTGTTGGGTCCGGTGGACGACAGCTCCGTGCCTGCGCCTTCATGCGCGAGGCTGGTGCTTGCCGGGACCGTGCCGTTGGCAACGCCCGGCCAAGTGCCCGGCGTGCCTGCGGTCGATCCCGATGGGTTGCCGGTGCCGCCGGCGGTGTCCGCAGACCCCGACGCCAGTGCCGCCGTGTTGGTGGCAAACACGATGCCGGACGCCGCGCTGCCGTCATCGAAGAACGGCGGCGGGTTGACCACGGCAGACCACAGACCGGCTGGCGCGGGCGGTCCGCCACTGGAGCCGCCAGCGTTGGCGAGGCCAATGCCGACGTAGTTGAGATAGGTCAGCTTGGTGTAGTTGGGCACGTTGGGCGGCGTGGCGCCCGTGCAGGCCATATTTGTGGGCGGCGTCGGATTGGGCGCGGTCACGGTAGCTGCGGATTGGGCCATGCTTCTCTCCTCTAGGGTTGGTAATCGTCTTGCCGGGCGAGATTGCCCATCGCGGATACGCCGCCAATGCCGGCGAGCGGGATCTTGCCGCGCGACCACCAGTTCACGACTTTTTCGGGCGGGACGTTCAACGCCTTCGCCGTCGCGTCAATCTGGTCGTTCAGCAAATTGGTGATGGTCTTGGGCGGCGATTGCAGGCCGGTAATGCCGCCATACGAAAACCAGCCGCCGGACTGCGCCTCGGCCGGCGCAATGCCTACCTTCTCGGCGGCGCGATACCACGGCTCCGTCATCGGCAGATATTCCGACTGACGCCGGATGCCCTTCACCGTCTTGTCGCCCAGCGTGTCCGCAATGTCGCCGGGATCGACTGCGCGGAAACCATGTTCGCGATATTTGCCGTAAGCCGCATCCGACGTGAACCATCCTCGCGGTAACGAACCCGGCGCCACCTGATCCATCTCATAGAGTGTCGATCGGATGTTGTGCGTGTCGCCCGTGACGTCACGCAGATTGCCGGACCAGTTTTCGCGGAACGTAAACGGCTTCGGATTTATCAGTGGGTTCTCGGCGCCGCGCGCAAACAGATCGGCCAGATTGACGTGCATGCCCATCATCGGGAAGCCCGGCGTATTGCCTTCCGCCGCATATCGCTCTGGCGTCAGCGGATTGCCACTCTCGCGCAAGTAACTCAAAAAACTAGAATTGCGCAGGTTAGGCGGTGTCTGCGTTCGCGGCGATGTCGCGGCTCCTTGCCCGGACCAGTTGCGCATAAACAGGTTGGCATCACCGATTGGCATCTCACCATAATTTTCAAGACCACGAATAACCGGCCCCGTGTGGTAGAACTTCAGTCGCTCATCACCCGATCGCACCATCGGGTCGAGCCGCTCCGCAATGCGATTGGCGATCTCGTCAGTGTTCTGCACAATCGGCGCCGCGCGCTCGTTCAACGGCAGTTTCTCGCCGGGCAGCGGCCCCGGCAACTGGCCCTTGACCGATACCTGCGGTACCAGTGCCGTTGTCTCGCCATAGGCTTCCGGTGTGGTCTGGAATACTTCCCGCGTGGCCGTGGGCCATCCCTTGCGACCATACTCGCGCGCGGCAGCCAATACAGCATTGATGTCGGATGGATCAGGATTAGCTCGCGAGACAATCGACGGAGCAAGTACATCGCCCATGGTATACAGCCCTCGGCCGGTCGGCATCTTAGTCGCCAATCCACCGCCAGAAAACGACAACGCCATCCCCGTCGCCTTGTCGATGTCCTGCGGCGTGATCATGCCAGCTGCCGTCTGGTGCCCCCACAAATCAGATCCAGTCGCATCGGTCGGCTGATAATCGCGCTGCTGCGCCAGCGCGCCCATCGCGAACTTTCTGAGGTCTGCTTGTCCCAGATCCGTGACGGCAGGCGGCTCGATCTGCGGCGCAATCGGAATGCCGAGATCGCTGTAGCCGTACTCATCCTGACGCGCCAGTTCGCCAACCATGCTACGGCACTCCTCCGCCCGGCGGTCGTTGCGTCATTCTGAACTGCTGCGCTGCATTGCGCTCGTTCTGCCGGCGCATCATGTCGTTGGCCCGCAGCGTGTGCTGCTGGATGGCCAAGTCCGCCTTCTGCTGCTGCGCCTTCATGTCCAGCGCGCTCTTGGCCATCGACATCTGGTGCGCCTGCGCGCTCTCTTGCATCTTCTGCTGCTGGATTGCCATGTCGGATTGATCCTCCATGTTGTCCGACTGCGCCTTCATGTTGGCGATCTGGCGCTGGTTGGCCAATTCCATCTGCTTGTGGCGGTCCTGCTGCTGCAACTGCGCCGCCTTCAGCTGCATTTCGGATTGGTCCTTCTGCTGCTGCGCCTGTATCTTCATCTGCTCGATCTGCAACGCAATCTTGCCCTGTGCCGTCGTCGGGTCGTCGCCCTTGCCCTGCTGGCCCTTGGCCTTCATCTGCATCACCAGCTCGTCAATGGCGCCGTCGAGCGACCGCCCGGCCCGGAACGGCGCGGTAGCGAATTTCAGGATCTCGCCGCAGAAGTCCGCCGTGTGCGGCTCCGCCGTGATCATCTGCGCCAGCTGCGGCAACAGCTGCCCCAGCACGCCCATGAACTCGGTGCGGCGCTGCTTCTCGCCCATCTCGTCCGTCATAATGGTGCTGTCGGTTTCGATGTCGAGCACGAATGACTTGGCGCGGTTGTCTTTCAGGAAATGCAACACCTGCTCGATCGTCGGCTGGTTCTGGATCAGCTGGATTTGCTGGATGCCCTGCTGCAACTTGTCCTGCATCTGCTGGGTGGCTTGCTGGCGCGGGTCGTCCTGACCCGGCACCGGCAATTGCGGCGCGCCCGCCTGCGGCGGCACGCCCACCGGCGGCTGCTGTTGCTGCTGTTGCATCTGTAAGAAGATGCCCTGCATCTGCTGCTGGATCTGGGCGATCTGCTGCTGCATCATCTGCTCAGTCGGGATCTGGGTCTGCGACATCTCGATGATGGTTTCGTCTTTGAATTTCTCAGTGATTATTTCAGACGTGATCTCCACCAGATCGCGCGCCAGCCGCACCAGCTCCTGCTGCTTGTCGCGAATGCGCGTGGTGCCGTACTGCGACTTGAGCTGCTGCGCGCCCAGCGTCTCCTGCGGATCGGTGTCGCCACGCATGATGTCGGCCATGCCGGTGATCTGGTAGATGTCGTCGATGATCTGCTTGCGCAGCATCACCAGATCGGTGATGGTCTTGCTGATGACATCGACCGGCAGCCAGATGATGACTTCCGACGTGCCGCCAAACGCCGCCCAGTTGGAAATCGGCACCAGCATGCGGCCCGGCGTCTTGGTGGAAATCGCGGCTTGGATCGCCTCCGACAACTCGCTGCCGCCCGCCGGATAAAACCCCTTCACTTCCAGTGCATCGCTCAACGCATGAATGCGGCTTGTGAGCAGATTGATCTCCTCGAGCTGGTCACGGTACTGCATGACGTCGGGGACGGGAATGAGGCTGCCGCGCTGGACCGATCCATACGCGGGTTTTGGACAGGGAAAGAAATTCTGCAAGTCGAGATGGGGATCAGCCTCATCGAGTATGTCCTCGACACCCTCGGCCACCCAGACCACACGCCGCGCGCCACGGTGCCATATTTCCCAGAACTTCGCCCGCTCCCGCGCATCCGCGCCTCCAATGTTTTTGGCCTCGTCGTCCACCTTGAAGTCGGCTTCCTGATAGGCATCGCCACTGTACTTGCTGAACCGCTTGCGTGCTTCAGTGCGCGTTAGGTAGCTGGCGGCGGCCACCCATGTGACCTCGCGCCAGTTGCGACTTAATGAGTGTAGAAAATCATGCCGGCCCTTGAAGTCGATGCAGACGCGCTCTGAGGCGTAGGTGCCCTCGCCGGCACTCTCGTAACGGCACCACGCCACGCCCCGGTTACACATCGACAGATCGTCGCGCACCAGCAGCATCAGGTCGTTGATGCGGGTGAGATCGAACGCCACCGTGCAGCAGCGTTCCATCACTTCACTGGCCGCCTGATACACCGGGCGCCTGTCTTTAAACTTGGGCACTACCACGGGCACCGGCGCCTTGGCGTAGATCGACGGCTTGAGCACTTCGCAGTTGGCCCAGAAGATCTGGTACTGCTTGTCCCGGCCGGTCTGCGCCAGCCGCGACATGTTGGCGAACTGCTTGTCGATCAGGTCGCAGTGGTGATGCCACTCCTCGAATGCATCCTCGGCTTCGGTGAGCAGGTTGAGCCACGCCTTGGCGCTCTCCGGTTCGACCGCAGGGTTGAACTCGTTGTCGTCGGCGCGGAGATCTTCCTCGATCGGCTTGTCGCGGCTGGTGTCGCTCACAGGATGATCCCTCCTCGACGCACTTCATCGGGCGGCGGAATGCGCCAGCCCCGCTGCTCTGGCTCAGGCGGCCTGATGCGCGGCGTCGCCTTCCAGCTCATGCTCAGGTATCGGAAGCTGTCGGCCGGGTGCGAGGTCCAGTCGTGGACCGCCGACGCGCGAAACGCTTTTTTGTCGTCGTCCCACTCCCGCCTGTATTGCTCAAGCGCAGAGATGCCACCTTCTTCAGTGCGTGGATGAAACACGCATAGAGGTAGAGTTCTTCGGACAGCGTTAATCCCGTCATCAATGGACGCCATGGGGACAAGTATTGGCTTGAGGCCCATTGCAGCCATTGTCTCAACGCGGGTTCGTCCGGTTCCCCACTCCCGAATTTTGGCGTCGTGCGGGACGTAGTCGCTGCCGTGTCGCCAGCCGCGCTCTTTTTCTCGTCGGAAGATTTCATCGCGCCACCATTCCAGTCCCACGCCGGACGTCGCGTGGTGGTCGAGGATGACCAGTTGCGCGCCCTGCACCTGCCACGCCCACACCGAAGTGTCGTCACCGATGCCGAGATCCCATGCGTAGTTCACCGGGCGATCGGGCAGCGCATCGCATTCGAGGATGCGGCCCTCGTTGCGCACGCGCGCCATCTCGACGGCGTAGTAGGCGCCAAGCGTGCTTGCGGTCCAGTCGCAGAGATATTCTTGACCGAATAAAGCAGTTCCCTGATCCTGACCGTAAATCGCGATCAGCTCTCGCTGCGCTTCGTCAAGAGCCGCGTCTGAGAGAGCCTTGGTGTCTCTTGCGGTGAGCAGTTCTGAGAACCAGCCGGGCGATCGAGCTGAATGCTGAAAAAGCTGGAACGCATGATTGCGTCCTCGGGGAGTAGAGACGAACGCCGCCCAGCCGTCGTTCTCCTCCAAGATCGGCCGGTAATAGGCCCATGCGGCTGGATTGCTGAGGGCGTACTCACTGAACACAATGCCTGCGGTGCTGGCGCCGACGGTTGACGAGTAGGTGTCTGAACCAATGATTTGGAAGGTGGATTGTCCAAAGCCGATGAGCATTTCGTTGTCGTTGGTTTTGGTGCGGCACGCATGCGGGAAGGCTTCATCGATGCGTTTCTTTCCTGTGTGTGGATTGATGGCCGTCCAGATGACTTTGCGACCTTGAGAATATTCCGGCAGCGCGTACCAGTAATTGCCGGGACGTTGCAGCATAGCGCACGCCATCGCGTGCAGGCACACTTCATCCTTGCCGGCTCTGCGATGCCAGATGGCTACAGCTCGCTTGCCGCCGCCGCGAAGATAGTACCAGAGTTTTTCCTGATGATCGCGCGGCAGCCAGCCGTTGTGTGGCATGGGCACGCTGATCTTTGCCATCGTTATATCTTTCCAAACATAACGCTCATTTCTTTTTGGCTTTCTCGGCTGCGATGTCGCGCAGCAGGATCTCGATGCCGCCGCTGATTTCGTTCGTCTGCTTTTGCATTGGTCGGCCCCAGCCACGATCGAGTATCATGCCGATCGCGCGCAGCTTGATGTCCGGATTGACGCCGCCTTTTTTCGGATCGTTTGGATCTACTTCATTTGCAGTTGCCCACGCGCCCAACGCAGCAACGCACGCCGTCGTGTAGCCGCGCGCAAGACTATCCAAGTCTATGTCCTTCATTGTTTTCTTTTTTCTAGTCAATCGTTTAACGGGTCAGACTTCCCGCCTTCCTCGATCCTCTTCACTCTTGCCTTGAGCTGCTCGATTTCTACTTTCACCCCGGCCAGTGCACCGCTCACCATCATTTGCATTTCGGTAATGATGACGGCGCTTTGCGCCCTGTTTTCGGCGTCCATGATGGAGATGATTTTCATGTTGGACATGGCACTGCCGTGGCTGGAAACGGCAAAGGCCCCACTGTCTTTGCGAGGCCTTTGAAAAGATACCTGATTTTGTGTGAGGTCAAGCCATAGCTCACCACCGCTTGTTGGGGTCGGCCTGCCATGGCGGCACGATCGGTGGGATCTTCAGCTCGATGAGGCCGTGGAGCAGCATGGCGTGGGTGGCGGGGATCTTGGTCTGGCCCATCTTGTAGCGGTGCGAGGTCCGGGTGGAGATGTCGAGGTAGCGCGCGGCGCTGGCCGTGTTGAGGTGCAGCGTCTTGAGCGCGGCACTGTAGGCGGCCGGCGTCATGCTGCGCTGTTCCTGCCACGTCATGGTTCAGGCCTCCGTGCAGTCGTCGAGTATGAACTTCATCGTCTTGCCGGATACATCCAGCTTGACGTGGGCGATCTCGCGCAGCTCTCTCTCCAGCGGCGCGTAATCAACGGACTTGGCGTTGGCCCATCCGTTGCGGGACAAGTTCGACAGCTCCGCAATAATGGCCGTCTTGCGCTTCGGCTTCGGGCCAGTGACCTTGACGACCTCGCCGTAGCGGTCGCCCATCATCCAGCGGTCGGTATAGGCGGGGATCTGGACGCGCATTGCAAATACTCCTCTGTTGTGATGCCCTCACAATAGACTACCAGACAGGGGTGTCAACAAATAGTTATCCACAGCCTGAATTGACCACTTGACAGGGGTGACCGATGGTCTTATTGTCCACCCACTGAAGTTCATCACACCTTAGGAGCTACCCATGACCAACCTCTCCACCACCATCGACGCCTACGGCCTCCTCTGCACCCAGATCGCGGAGCTGGAGCGCCAGAAGAAGGCCATGAAGGAAGCCTTCGCGGACCTGCCCAAAGGCACCCATGAAGGCAACCTGTTCAACCTGAACGTCGCGGAGTTTTCGGTCGAGAAGATCGACTGGCAGGCGATCGCGGAGAAGGTAGGCTACTCCAGCCAGCTCAAGACGGCGCACACCACCACCCGCGACGATCGCCGCCTCACTGCCAAGGTCAACGCCAACAAGGTGCTGACGGCGGCCTGAGCCTGACCCCCACCCTTACACTGAAAGGACCACTGACATGACCATCGCAAGCCAAATCAAGATCGAATACCTGACCAGCCTCATCAGCTATGAAACCGCACTTCACCTTCTGGAGAAAACCGGCATGGGCGCCAACGAGGCCGACAACTTCCTGTTCGCCAAGGATGCCGACTGGCGTGTTGCCCAGATCAAAAACGGCGACATCACCGAAGGTCCGGCCCTGCTGGCGGAGATGCTGCCCAAGGTAGGCTAAATCACGGACACCCTGTCCGTGATTGCATCCACGACCCCTGCCATGCCCGGCGGGGGTCGTTTGCGTTTTAAGGAGGCGCTAAGGGGCGCTGGAGCGTTTCCACTCATCGAAGGTGCTTGGCAGCCCCTCCAGCAAAATAATCGCTGTACCGGGCTGCAAACCCTTTTCCCGCATGCATCTGGCGAGAACATCCCGTGTCGATCGGACAAACGAAACCGGATCCCATGTATCGCCCTTCGGCCGATGATGACGCTTGGCCAGCATCCACTGGATCCCATCGCTCAGGAGTGCCCAATCTCCCTCAATCCTGACGACCCGGTCAGTCATAGCCCGATGTCCCTGATGGGGTCGTCCAGCCTGTCGTCCAGCGACACGCCGTCCCTGATGGCGTCGAGCGGATCTTGGATGGACTGGCGGATCTGAACGACCTGCGCGCCGGGGAAGGCTTCCTTGACCTTGGTCACCTGCTGGTAGTTTTCCAGCATGCGGCCAATCTCCTCCAGCGTGTAGACTACCAGCTGGCGACCCTCGACCAGCACCCGCTTGGCGTTGGCGGCGTCGGGTACGATCGCCGCCACCGTTCCGTCCGCCAGCGCCACTTCCCAGACCAGCGGCAGCAGGGGCATCTGGGCGGCGGCATCAGCGGCCTTGTCCAACGCCCGCCATGCCTTGACCATGCGCTCGCTTTCGCGCCGCACCGCTTCCAGATCGCCGTGCCAGATGGCGGCGTTGAACAGGTACCGCTGGCGGTCGAACTTCTCGCGCAGCTCGGGGCTGACCAGCAAGCGCAGCCGCCCGGCACCCCAGCGCCGTTCCATTTCGATCGCCATGGTATCGGCGCCATCGATGGCGGCTTGGCCGGCGAGATAGGTGCCGTGGGTTCTGGCCCATGAGTTTGGCTTACCCATGGGGCGGTCATCTTCCTTGATCTTCGCCATTGTCAGTTCTCCGGCTATCAGGGCTTCAATTTTTGACTGCCTGCCTAGTACAGCTTCGGGACATGTGTGCAACATGTCCCGTACTAGGCAGTTTGATGTTGCACCACCATGTTGCACCTATGTTGCACGGGGTGTTGCACGGTATGTTGCACCGTTACGTCCCCGGCGACAGGATTAGACGCCGCTGGGGTCTGGATACCTTTCCATAGGTTTCGGTGATCACGCGCCCTGACGCCATGAGCCTCCGCATGGCATCTTCAAGGTCATTTTTCCTGAACCCCAGCTGTCGAGGTTCCGGTTCGTCAACCATGACAGACGGGGCAAAGTAGATCGACTTTTTGATGTGACTGGCAATGTCACCTCTGGCATTGATCCGGCGCAGCAGGTTGACAAAGCAGCCGTCCGCGCGGGCCTCGCGCGCCAGCCGTTCCGGGTCCGTCGCGCCGTTCACCGGGAGAAACAAACCGTCCTTGTAGCGCAGTACGATTGGCCTGCCCTTGGGACCATACTGGTTCTTTTTGAACTCCAGTTCCCGCAGATCCTGATCACTGGGGTCCGCCTCCTCATCGTCCTTGATGCCCTTGAGGTACTGCCGAAACCGGAACGCGCCATGCCACGCCGTCGAGCCTGAGATGCCGGACCCGCTCGCCAGCCCGCTCAGGCTGGGGTGGCTCAGGATAGTTACGGAACCATTAGCCGCCTTGGCCAGCGCCTGCATGTGCATGGCAAAGGCGTAGACCTGCACCCGGTTGATTTCGTCGCCGCCAAAAGCGCGCGACAGGGTATCGATCGAGATGTTCTTGGGCTTGAGGTCGCCGGCGGCCTCCAGCAGCTGCCTGTACAGGGGTGTCACTTCGACATGGTTGCCGCGCCCCATCTGCACACACAGCATGCTATCCTTGCCCAGCAACGGAAGCACCCTCAGGCCACCCGCCACCAGCGCCTTGAATGTCGTGCCGTAATGAGCCGCAATCGCCGCCAGCCGGATGTGGATTTCGTCGGCCTCGTCCTCGGCGCCCAGATAGAACGCCCCACCCTGTTCCGGCATCGAGCCCAGCCATTCCTTGCCGGTGACATGGGCCACATCCTTCATCAGCTCGATGATCGACTTGCCTGAGCCTCCCTCGCCGGAAAACAGGCCCACCTGATTGAGCGGCACCCGGTCGCGGATGGCCCATTTGCGGGTAGGCACCGGGACGTTGTCCCAGTTGGACATATCCAGCCAGTCGATCGCGACAGTGCCACCGGTAGCTGGGTCAATCCTATCCTGTTGGGTCTTGGCATATTCTTCCGTGACGTCGTTGAACCAGTCAGCCCGGAATTTCCCGGAATTTCCCGGTTTGCGCGCCTCCTCCGCCACCTTGCCGTCCCAGTGCTTCATGGCCTGCTGCCATTTCACATGAAAGGCAGCGGGTCCGCGATCCTCGCGGTCCAGTAACTGGGTCTTGGTCAGCAGGGGGTCGCGGAGGCGGGGAGATACTTCTTCCTCATAAAGAAGGTACTTCTGGCCTTCCTTGGCCAGCTGTTCCGCAGGACCGGGCGGGATAGGGCACTCCCTGTACCAGTCGATGACGGCGGCCCAGATCAGGTCGCGCATGTACTCCTCGCGGCCGTCGGTCTGGTGGCCAAAGCCGTCGAAGGCCTCCTGCGGGCCATTGGCACCCCGCTGGTGCGCGCCGCCGGGAGCGGGGCCTGACCCCCCGTGCGCAACCACCAGCTCCTCCACGGCCGCCAGCAGCCAGCCGGGCGCCATGGCAATGTCGATCTCGTCCGGCGAGCATCCCTCCAGCCATTCGTAGGCGCGGCCGCTCTCGTGCAGGGAGGGACACAGCATGGCGAAGCCGCCTTGGCCCCTTATGTCAACGCCCAGATCCGTCTTGCAGGTGGGGGGCGTCCAGCCGGCGGGGGCGCGGAACAGCTTCTGCAGGCCCCCGCCGCCGGTGCGCTGCTCGACGGTTTCCAGCTCCAAGCCATTGTTCTCCAGCTCCATCAGGTCGCACCACCAGTTGGCGGCGGCGGGCTTGGTGTGGGTGTCGAGGTCGACCACGAATAGGTTGGAGGACGCACGCCCGGTAATGACGCCCATGTTGGGCCGCTGCCGGTACTGGCCGGTGGGTCCATACCATGGGTCGAACTCGGCATCGGAAACCAGTACGTCCTGATACTGCGTCCATTGCTTCAGTAGAGGCCGCTTCCAGCTACCGCCTCGGGCAGGCTCGCCGGGCATGAAGGCGGGCACGATCTGGATGTCGTGGGAGCGGTACAGCCGCGCCCACTCGGCGGGCGTGGCGAACTCGGCGTCAAAGCCGTTGCCGGGATGGTTTACCATGTGAACACCCGCGAGGCTTTCTTGAGGATGCGCTCCACGATCACCAGCTGCTTGTCGGACAGGTGCGTGTCGTAGTCGTAGCGCGCCGAGACGTCGGTGACGAAATTGACTTCCCAATCGGTCAGCACGCGCTGCGCCAGCGCCGGCTTGGCGGCAACCTGCCGCATCATGGCGATCAGGGGTGACCCGATGTCGGTGAAACCAGCGTCCGCAGCATCCGCAGCGTCCGCATGCGGATATTGCGGACTGGCTGCGGGAGCGTCCCGGTAGACCACCTTTTCCTTGT